TAGTAGTTAACCATGCTTCAACAGACTGAGAAGTTGGATCTAATTTTGCTTCGGTAAACACATTCTTGTACAATGGCTCCCGGAGTAGATGACGGACTTTTCTACTAAAAGCCATTGCCAACGATCCAGAGTACGAACAACTTATAAACTCGTGTTTTGGGTTTCTACCTAAATGCCAAGCGGGATAAGAAACACTAGCTAATGTTGATTTCCCATGTCGAGGTGGCATAAACAACATTAACCTAGGAGATTTTTTATCGACCACATCCTGACTAAACTGTTCAAGACGTTTACATATATCTTTATGTACCCACCCCGCTTCATATTCTGGATTGAATCTTTCTACAAAAGGGAGAAGACGTTTACGTGAAAGTATTCTTTTTGCTAATTCTTTTTGTGCTTCTTTCTGTGCGTCTAGCTCCGGTGCAGATTCTTGTGGCTCCGGTTGATCAAGGCTCTGGGCAATCTGCGCGGCGTCCGCATTACAGTACACACAAACTCCTTCGGTCAGTAAAGTAGTAGGGTGCTCTACTTTACACTCGGTGCATCTAATCTTATCTACCACTATCTGCCGGGTTCTAAATACTTTTCGTCTTGCCCTGCAAGTTTTACTAACTCATCATCGGACAGCTTTTCTAGCTGCTGTACTCTGTCCACGTTAATATTTATTTGGGTGGCGTTTTCTGGGACAAAGAGTCCATGTAGTTTACATAACGAGTCAACGACATTTTTTTCTTCTGTAGAGTTAGCGGATTTTCTATGCGCTTCGAGGTACATGTTGGTTGCTTGGTTCCTGTCAAATTTGCAGTCTTCCACCATTTCGTTGCGTAGGTAGTTAATAGCATTCTGTATTGGTTCTCTTTTAAAAATCGCATAAACATTCTCCATGTTTTGGTAGCCAGCTGCACGTCCTGCGGCAGCTTTTGACATACCTTTTATAAAAAAAAGAATTAACCTTTCTTCTTGAATAGTTAACTCGTTAAGTTTCAACCCCATATATGGGAAGTGGGATTGAAGTTCGTTTCTTTCGTCGGCCTCACTCATGTGTGCATCTTATCAAATATTTTCCTTATTAGTCACTATATTCTTACACCACCAGTATAGCTCTTCTTCCGGAAGAGTGTGCTTCATTATATTTATACGGTAACAAACTAGCTGAATATTAGAAGGGTTGTACCCCGTGTGTGGATTTATCCTATCTATAGACACATTAAATTCTTTTCTACCCCCTCCATCTTTAGCAAAGGTCATTAGGATATTTGACAATGCACAACGGCCCTCTTGCAAATACCAACGGTCGAGTAAATCTTGTATTTCTATGTCCCAACCAAGTTCAGGGCTATTTTTTTTACGGGTATATTTTAATTGTGAGAATAGATGTTTTAAATAAGCCTCTGGCGTAGCAGATTTTTTGTGATTGGCTAATTGTGTTTTACAAGCGTTACAGATCCTACGAAAGTAAGGACCTTTTGGGTGAGATGTTTCGTGGAAATTTTTTTCAGGTTGGTTTTTTGCACAAGATACGCAAATACGCTTATTCATGCTGCCTTACCATAGCATAGAAATTTTTCTTAGGAAATTCTTTGAAAAAATATTATCTATATCGGTGAGACACTTTCTCCCCCTTCCGACCAAATAGACCACCCCGACTCCCATTTTAAATAATTGAACCTACTTTCCGATTTTACCACCATGAACCTACTCCGGTACCCTATCTACTACTATCATACCCCCCAATACAACCACGTCTCGTTACCTCGACGCGTCATCTAATACTTAATGTCAATCATGACTTAATAACATAGGAAACTATAATGAAACATAATAATAACTCTTACCTAGACACCGCTCTCATAGCCTTAGGCATAGCCGTAGAAAAAACTGCTGAACTAATAGCAGACGTAACTCCACGAGATCTAATCACTACTATCATTGATACATCCCCACGAGACATATACACCACTGCTGAAATAACTGCTAAGGCTCTAAAAAGCACCTATAACAAACTTGCTGAGGAACCCAACACTACTACTATCACTAACCCCCTAAACAAAGGAGAATAACCATGAAACACTACAGCACTATCTTAATCGAAGACTCTCTTAGATACCGCATCGCTAACATACTAGGCTTCTGCCTATTCAGCGCTCTGTTCATACTGCTACTTCCTATAACCTTACCAATGGCTATATACCAAATGTACCAGCTAAAAACCATGGACATCACTAAATAACTACTATCATCAGCCCCCAGGGCGAGGTTCATACTCATGAATCTTGCTCCACGGGCGATGTGTGCACTTCACCGGCGGGTGCTGTACCACCATGTACCACATGCATGCCTGCTTGCCGGTACACTGCAAACGTTGCTAACTCAACAATGCCCCCTAAATGTACCACTAGTACCAGATGTACCACATATTCAGGTTCTATATATAAATAGACCGTGGACCATAGACAATTATTATTAGTTATAAATTCTTAATCTAATGGTACAAATGGTACAAACAACAATAGACCTATAACAAAGGTAATATAATCAACGACTTAGAGGTGTACCACTATGCTAAAAGCTACCGGTACACCATCGACAGTATTCTTAACATAATCAATCACTTAAGTGTGTACCACTAACCTTCTACCTAATGGTACACCATCGGCTAACGCAAGCGTTAACCGTAATCTAATAGGTAGTAATAATAACTCATTGGAGAAATGACATGATGATGAATAAACAACAATTCTTAAACGACCCAACAATATCAGACCACATATGGTCTATATGGTTGAAATCACCCTGCAGTACTAAATACCAACTGCGTCCTGATGGCAAAGGTGCGTTGTTTCAAGACTATCAAGAGCAAGTATATGAAATATACCTAATGAACTTTGATAACTCTGAAACCCCAGAAACCTTTGTAGCTTATAGTTCTTGGGAACTAGAAAACGGTCTCATCGGGACTTTAGATGTAAAACAATTTTGGGACGCTCAAAGCAACTTCAACAAATGGACTGGCCTAACTCAAAAAGAACTAAATAAAAGGTTCTTTAATATAGTTAATAACCATAAAGAACTTGATAACGAGCTTGGCTACCATAATCAACTTAACTTAAACATATAAGGAGGAATAATATGAATATAAGCATTAAAAATGAAATAAGTAGATTAAAAGAAGTACACGACTTAACAGGTCATAGCTTTAGAAGCTATGAAGAAACTGTAAAGTCATCATCTGTACCTCAACCCATAGGACTTTATGGGGCAGATGTTCAGTTCCGTACTGATGAAGAAGTAACAACAGCTATATTTCAAGATATATGTGAATGGATAGTCATTTCTAACAAATATCACATATGGGAAAAAGGAGAAATAATATGAACAAAGGAACATACAGACTAGGCGACGCCTGTCTCAATACCATATCAGGAGTAGACGCACTACTCCCCGCATATGGAGATGCAAGCTTTCTACTTTCATCACTCCCTTACTCTAACGAGTTCGGTCGTGGTACCTGCTGGGCTGGAGATGAAAATCTTAACTACAGATATTCTGGTATAGACCATATATCCACAGGCGAATGGCACGGACTCGAACCTTTAACGGTTCAAGTACGCACATTAGCCCGTGAAATGGGGTACAGCAATGGCTTCGATAGCAGTAATTTATTCAATCAAATACTCATAAATGAGTATCACGTATCGAATAAACTAGCTTGGCACTCAGACGACGAATCGTGTCTGATTGGACCAATCGCTTCATTAAGTTTTGGCATCTCTAAACCATTCAGTTTTAGAGATAACCAAACCAAGAAAGTTCATTCTATTGAATTAGGAATGGGAGACTTTCTTATAACCAATAGTCATTTCCACAAAACGCACCAGCACACCGCTGGGCAAGGAGATGGCACCCGATACAACATAACTTTTAGGACAATCAAGTCCTAAAAGAACCAAGGAGAAATAATATGATGAATAAATATAGAAACGAGGACAACGCTCTAACAGTTGTATTTGGTGGACTTAGCCTATTGTTATCAATAGTCTGGGTCTTTGTAATGCACTTCGGATTCTTTCCGATGCTAAAAACACAAGCATTAACATTAGAGATGTCTATCTTATCTTCTGTTATAGGCTTTGTAACACTTGGTTGTGTATGTATGTGGTTATATCTTATATACCCCTCCATACGACGCAACGAAGAAGATATTGCTACTATGCTTGAAAGAGAAGCTAGTATAAGAATTGCAACAGATACTAATGAAGAGGACAAGATACTATTGTCTGCTTATTTAGATAACGAAGTTACGTCTAAAGAAAAAGAGTATGTAACAGACTTATTAATAACAGAAGATTGGGCTTGGGAGTATTACTTAAAAATCAAAGCTATTGATACTGCTATAAAAAAAGAAGCAGAGAGAGACGACTGTCCTTATTGTGGCTTAGCTAAAACAGACGGAGCAGAACACTATAAGTGTTGGATTAGATAAAAAATCCCGCTCCGCTCGCCTTCGGCTCGCTCCGCACTGCAGTCAACACATACGTGTATGACTGTCATTGAACCATTAATATATAGAGTCTTCTTTAGGGATAGACTATAAACAGCTCCCCTAACCTATTAATACTTGATGGATTAAAGGTATTTCTTTCAGCGTATAAGAGACGTTAGGTGACACATTCGTTAGATATTTGCTCGATAAAGTAGAGTGTTTGAGTGTGTTACCGACTTTTTATTAACTAAATGGAGACTATGCTATGAGCATACAAAATAAAGAAGAAGTATTAACTTCTATAGACCTACACTCGCAAGGTCTTAAAGCAAGCGAGAATCTAGTAACGTCAAATAACGGTTCAGTAATACTAAGAGTTTCTACTCCTAAAGTTGGAACTGATAACAATACTTATTGGGAAACTGTTCCAGAAAGTTTTGTTTCAGGATTTCAAACTGCTGACGGTAGAATAGCGTTAGAGGTATTTGGTAAATCACTGTGGTTGTTCCCTAAAACACGTGAGGCTATTAAATAATGTTACATTTATTAAAATCAATAGTGGTTAAAAGCTCCGCTATTGTAATTAACAGGACCTCATCAGCTAAAAACAAAATAACTAACTCTGTGTCTAATCTTGTAGAAGACGTAAGAGCAGAAGTTGATTTGCAAAAAGCTAAAGCAGAAATATCTGAGCTAAACCCAGAAGACCTAGAACCTATCTTATTAAAAGATAGCGAAGGTAGACAGGTTTATGCTTATAAGGATTTTGTTGAGAAATCATAACTACTATATGGGGGGTGAAATTCCCCCTATATTTCTTTAAGAAAAAAGGTATTCGCACTTTGTGCTCACTCTTTTAAATTTTTTAAAATACCCCGCGTGCTTTGCACCGAGTCGAACAACATTACATGTTGTCCGTTATCTAATTAGAAGTGATTAAGGTTAGAGTTAAAACCTAGAGCCTTTCAGTTTTTGAATTCATTAAATAGGAGGATGTATGTATTTAAGTACACACCAAGCTGGAGAGTTTTTGTTAATAGCAAATGGCATTTCAGTATCATTAGTTACAGAGTAACCCAGAGCCTTCCAGTATTTGATTTTTAATAATAAGTATACAAGGAGTATATATGACCAATAAAAGTAAAAAGTCCTTTAAACCAGGCACTACTGTAGATCATTTCGATCCTACAGAACTAGAAACTACAGAGCTAGTATATAAAAACAAGACTGAGCATTCTGACTATACGCCAGACACTATGGCGGATCCAGAAGGTTCGGAAGCTAGACTGTCCATTAACACTGGTAAGCAATTTCCAGAAAGAGTACATCGTGACTATCTTGTAAGAGATGGGCTTGTACAAGTAAGTTCAGGCACTATACAAGCATGTATGGCTATCTTCGATACTAAAGCAGAAACTGATATGACGCTAACTGATGATCAGTTGGTTAAGTATAAGAAAGAAGTTGAAGCAATCGTAGAGGGTAAGAAACCATTACTTTTTGTAGATGCCCCAACATCTGGATACAACATGCTTAGTGAGATGACCCGCACATGGGCTGAATTTGCCTGTGCAATATATGACTACACGTCATGGTCAAGACAACTCAATCCTGAGTTAGATCAACCAGAAAGCTTCATTGCTCTTGAGACAAAGATGCATGAGCTTGGTAGAAAGGCAAGACTCCTTAGAGACTCTTCATCTGAGCTGTGGATATTTTTTAATATCAATGGCAAGTTTAGTCTCGACAGAGGTCGTGTGGAACGTGCCCTTCAAGGACGTTTCGAGAGATTGGCAAATTACTATAACAAGAAATTTACCGAAACTACTGTTGTAAAAGACATGAAGGTTGCGACCGCTGACTTCACTGGTTCTATTGTAGATTCAGTTTAATCTCAATTCTCTTAACTTAAATAAAGTCGTCTAGGCTGGAGTTAAGATGAATTAAAAAAACAAGCCTAGACGCAATTTTTAGAAACAAGTTGACCGCAGGGCGTACTGTAATTAGCTATATCAATGTGGCCCCACGCTTAATACTAGTTTCTAAGGGGAAAAACTGGCAGGCTTGATTTAGGATATACCTTCATCGAGCTTCCCGACCTTCTACATCATACGACGTGTGCTGTCGCAGTGTGTACTTATAATAAATAACGAACAACAATGAACATAGAAAATTTAATAATATCAATGGCTTTTAAAGATATAAAAAACGACAAGTTGACCGTGGTCAATGTGCCGTGTGCAGATAAGATCGTACATTTAGAGCTTGTGCCGATGTTAGTTGTAAAAGAACTAGATGCTTTAGTTTATAAACATAGATTAGAGTACCCAGAAAGCGCCACAGTGTCGCTAACCTTTCGCTGTATAGACTTCTTGGATCAAAAAGCTTTTGAGCCTGACGATTCTGGAAACCTTTCTCATTAATTAAATATAGGAGTAAAAAGACCATGAGAGAAATCACACCCAAAAATCTTACACGCCAACTTAAACGTAAGTTACGTGCAGGCATTAACAGTATGGTATGGGGCGGGCCTGGTATAGGTAAGTCAGATATCATTATGTCTCTTGGCGAAGAACTAAACAGAGATGTTTTAGATCTACGTGCAAATTTATTTGACCCCGTAGATGTACGCGGAGTGCCCCACATAGTACATGATGCAGCACAAGCTGTAACTGAGTGGGCAGTACCAAGCATATTCCCTACAGAAAAAGACGGTACTGGCGGTATATTGTTTATAGACGAATTACCAGCAGCCCCCCCTGCTACTCAAAACGCGTTCTTACAATTATTACTCACTGGTAAATTAGGTGAGTACGAACTGCCATCCGGCTGGGGTATTGTAGCCGCGGGCAACAGACTGTCTGACAAAGCAGCAGTGTTCCAAATGCCTGCTCCCGTAAAGAACAGATTTGCACATTTCGATTTAGTACCAAACTTAGATGATTGGTGTGCATGGGCAGCTAAAAAAGGTATAGATGATTCTATTACATCTTTCTTGCGTATGAAATCAGACTTGTTGTTTAGTTTTCACCCAGACGACAATTCGTTCCCAACCCCCAGGACCTGGGAGTTTGTAGACCGTTGTATTAAGCTCGGTTATAAAGAACCATCAAGAGCAGATAATGATGACGACAAGTATTACGATGTATCTAGTTTAGTAGGCGACGGCCCAGCTGGTGAGTTTCTAACATTCTTAGAATATAGAGACAAAATGCCAGACATAGATAAATTGTTAGCAGAGCCTAACAGCTTTAAAGTAGATAGGAACGATGTATCTATTATGTACGCAGTGTGCGGTGCTCTAGCAGCACGTGCATCTGTACAGAACTGTGAAAACATATGCAAAGTCGCTGACAAAATGGACCCAGAATTTCAAATAATCTTAATGCGTGACGCTCTAAATAGAGAACAACAATTTAAATTTCAATCACATTTTAAAAACTGGGCAGCTAAAAATGCCACAGTAATATTATAGGAGTAAATTATGGCAAGTGTAAGAATGTCAAAAGACTTAAAAGCATCTATCTTAGTTCAATTCAGCGAGGCTCTTTCAGCTTCAACTGAAAGGAATGAAGGCTTATTTAAATTAGGAGATAAACTCTACGATTTAATGCATTCAAAAGAAGAATTAGCTTGGTTAGAATCAACACACACTTTAATGAATAGTTACGATTCTAATCAAAGA